CTTCTCGGCAAAAGTGCCATTGATAGTTTTGTGTTCACCACGTGGAGATTCTACATAGTACTCGTATACTGGTTCAATTTCGCGTAGAACACGACGACCATTAATACGTTCAGCAACGTGTAGTACTTCTCCAGTACGTTTTCTATCCATATATCCATCTATATACATCTTATCTCCTTATAATTACGTACTTAAAACTAAAGCCCCATCCATTGGGGCTTTATTTATTACTCGTCTTCGTCTTCCATTGAAGCCAAGTTACCGGATACGGTAAGGATGGTTTCAACTTCGTCCTGATCGCGAACTTTATCGAAGAAGTCTTGCTTGTAGATACGCATCGCAGCAGATTTCAACTTAGATTTGTCAAGACCTAGTTCATCTGCTAGAGTATCCATGAAGTCGCCATATGATTCTTTAAGTGTATCAAGGTGGGTCAACTGTACTACCGCAGAATTCAAGCCATCTTTGAGTTTTTTACGTTGTGCGTCATTCAACTCATGTGCTTCAATTTTAGATTCTGTCTTCTTAGCCATTTGTGTATTTCTCCATGTATAAAAAAGCATCCTAACTCTCCGCTAGGATGCCTACATTATAGCACAGGAATTTTACCCGTTTCAGTTATTTTTGAGCTTTTCTTCTAACTTAGCTTTGAGTTCTTCGAACTCTGCTTTCTCAGCAGCAGTCATTTTGGACTTCAACATCAACATGAATAGTTGATTTTTAATGTCCTCTGTTGTTTCCCTCTTAGGAAACTCAGTTAGATAGAATTTTTCACCATCATAAGAGTACTTAACTAGTTCTAGGTCATCTGGAACATCTTCAGGCTGAACAATATGAAGATTAGCTTCATTTGGATTCAGTGTAGTAGCATCATGATTGAATCCTACTACAACATTACGTTCATTTGTTAGTACTTTAAGTGTATCTGTCTCAGTGTTATCAGCATAATCATACCAGTCTTGACCGTTCTCGTCCATCCAGTACTGAACATTACTGTAACCACCTTCTTTATTATATCTCTTAAACATCGTCAATTGTTCTCCATGAACCATCAATTAGAATTTGTACAGGTCTAGCAAACATAGTACGGAATTCATCTTTCTCACCACTACTTGAACCAACCCAAAAACCAGTTACATATGAACCTGGAGCACAACGATAGGTAAATGTTTCATGACCTAATGATTCACGGTCTGTAGCAATTTCAGAACCACGACGCACATTAGTTACTACACCACCAGTAATACTTAGAGTTACGTTACCGTTAGCATCAGCAGTTGTTCCATTAATAGCACGTACAATGTTACGTCCACCAACAGTACCAGATTGACCACTAACAACTAAACCAGTAGTGGTTAGAACAGCAGTATTAGAAATACTTACTTCAGCACCTCCAGCACTACGTAAACGAAGGGTGTTAGTACTAGAGCTATGATAGATAGCAGCACGTTCGCCACCTGAACTATTCTGGAACCAGAATACTAGGTTGGTATCGTTAGCACGAACCGCAGCACTGTTAGCAATGGTTAATGAACCTGTCATTACATCACCAGATTTCAATACATAACGAGCATCACCTGCATCTTGGTTTAATGCAAGACTAGGTTCAGCAATATTATAAAGCATTGCTACGTTAAAGTGAGCAACATCAATCCCTGTTAAATTATGGTTGTGTGTTGTTGTATTTCCATTTGGATAAATTGGATATGTGGTACTTAAAGCACGTCTAGTATCTGAACCTTCAGCAGCACGTGTCCAATATTGTTGTTTGTCACCAGTAATGATAGCACCAGTATAAGCACGACCATCATTCCAAGTTTTACCAATAATGAATACACCATCATCACCTTCTGAACCACCTAAACCAACAATCATACCAGTGCCGTGATAATGGTCAGGCATCGAAATTGATGTTGAGCTAATAGTACCAGAACCAGCAATAACAGCATCAGTTTTGGTTACACCACTCGTAGTTATACCTTTAAGATATGCTTCTTGGTTTAAATTTGGAACAACTTTAGTTACAGTTGTAGTACCATTCCATGTCCACCATAAACCATCAGCGAAAGCCCAACCAGTTTTAGTTACATAAGGTGCTGCTTGAGTACCGTTACGGCCTGATTGTCCACCAGTTACCCCACTTAACTGTTCGCGAATACTCGCAACAGATTGACCAGAAGTTAATGCGTATTGCATAATACTTCCAGGAGGTGAAGATGTAAACAATCCAGGAACTGCTGTTCCACCACCACTTGTACTGGTAGGGAATACAATATTCAAGTTTGTTCCACTTACAGAAGCAGACGCTACAGAACTTGAACTATATGTTACAGTAGCTACACGGTTAGCAAGTTTATTATAAATGTCAGTCAATGATACATTAACTGGAGCTAGAATATCATCTTGAGATAGTAATTCTACCCATGAAATTCCGTTATGATATTTTAGTGTTTTTGAGGTAGTGTCAAAAACAACTGCCCCTGCTTCACCGATTGGTAAAGCCTTATTAGGCATAATAATCGAAGAAGCATTAAGTCTTAATGGACGCGGAACCGTTGGTGTTCCACCTTCAATGATTATACTTGCTGTATTAGTACTAGTGATAGTACCAGCAGCGTGATTAAATCTTATACTCATATAAATCAGTCCTCACGTTTATATTATAGAGATATTTATGAATTATTCTTGAGCTTCATCAAGATCATCACGTACTCCGTCTATCATATTAGCTGCCAACTTTTTTGGCATCTTGTACCATTCTTTACCAGTACCTTGAGTTGCGTTCATTTGTTTTAATCGTTTCTTAACTTCGATTTCTGCCGCATAAGCATCTTCAAATTGAACTTCGTGATAAACTTCATAATCTCTGAACGGAGAACCAGTTTGATATGTACTTAATCTGGTTTTCATTTCTTCTTTTGACGTAAATCCAATCTTTACCCATTCAGGCCATGCTGAATTTACGATTACATAACAGATTTGATTAGCCATAACATTTTCCCTCTAAATTAGTGGGGTATTTAGCCTTTCAAAATCTGTACTTTTACGCCATGATTGCTTAAATTTTGTAGTACTGGATTTGAGTTCAGTACTTCTCGAACCGGAACAGGCTGATTGAACTCTGTTACTTGTGTAGCACCAAAAGTGATTGGTGGTGCGTCATTCAACATAGGAGCACCAGGATTTTCACGTGTCAATTTACCTTGATAGTACTTAATATATTCTTCATATGTCATTTCTTGAATATCTGAACACATAACATCGTTGACATAACGATTCATATCATAGTAAACTGTTTCGAAGCCACAACAAAGTACTCCTAAGTCTTCGATGTATCCAACCATCTTATACTCTTGAAATAGTACTTCAAATTTGCTGTATACACTACGATGATATTCTTGTTTAGTGTTAAGATACACTACGACTATTGAATCTGGTTTAATGATCATATTATTGTCTCCATGATTATAGCACAAAAGGTGCTCGCGTTTCAACCAATATGCTATTTACTTTCTGGATGGCAGAAACGCGAAAAGGACGCATATAGCGTCCTTTTCTTTGATAAAACATCAGATTTATTTAAATCTAAATGGTCACTTCATTACATGAAGGTTACGTTGCGGATAGCAATTTTGCTGTAGTAGTCAGCAGCGTTACCTAGAGATGAAGTACTGTCGGTTAGTTGTACGTAGCCATAACGAGTTAGGAAGCTAGTTACTAGTTCACCAGTGTTAGGGTCCATTACAGTACCAGAAGCCATCAATGGGATGTATGGGCAGTAGAATGCACCAGCATCAGTTTCTTGAGAACCTTTATAACCGATTAGTACATCAGTACTGTCATCAGCGTAGGTATCAACATAAACACGCATTGTGGAGTTTAGTACACCAACGAATTTCACGTTAGTTGGAGCTTCGAATACACCTTCAGTAGTACGAGCAAAACTAGAAGTAGTTGCTGACTGTAGAATGGTTAGAGCAGTTGGAGAAACAACGGCCCAGTTCGCAGCACCACGTTTGGTACGACGAGCAACTTCGTTTGCTTGACGGTTGATTAGAGTAGCTAGAGCAGCGTGTTCATCACCAACGAAGGTAGCAACACCAGTTACTTTAGATTGGTCATAAACAACAGCAGCAGCACCTGGTAGAGCACGTAGACGAGCTAGTAGTTCTTGGTCGATCTCAGTAGTGATTTCTTGTGCGATAGCAGCCATTAGTTCAGCTTCAACGTCAATACCGTGTTGTGCTTGTGCATCTTGAGCAGATTCAACAGTCCAACGAGCAGATAGACGACGAGATTGAGCTTCTACGGTTTCACGTAGAATACGGATGTTCACACGACGACCCATAACACCTTCTAGTTGAGAAGTAGGAGCAGCACGTGGTGCAGTGTTATCGGAGTTGATTTCACCAGTATAAGATTTCGCAATCTTGTATGGAGAAAGTGCTTCTTCACCAGCAACAACACCTGGTGCGTTGTCAGCGTATTGAACACGTAGAGTGTGAATTTGACCAACTGGACCAGTCATAGGTTGAACACCGATGATTTCGTTAGCAATAACGGTTGGCATTACACGACGGATAATTGGTAGAATTACTTTGTTTAGTGTAGCAATGTTACCAGCAGAAGTTGCACCAGCGGTAGCACTTTCACGTAGCATTACTTTACGTTGGTTATCTAGAACTGCTTCCATGACAGTTTTGCGATTACCATTTAGACCTTCAACAAGCTTATCTTTTACAGCAGCCCATTTAGATTCAGTTAATAGTTGTGACATTATAATCTCCTTAAAAGATATTTTTTTGCTTTTCTGTATGCTTTTATTTATCACTCAGAAAAATTAGCATTTAATAATTAACGTTTTTTATCCATTCCTGACAATTTAGTGATTTCATTTAGGAAATCTAAATCATCTGAATCGAGTTCAGCGTTTTTAATGAAATTACTTTCACGGTTTCCGGTAACAACTTTACCTTCCGTTAAAGCATTTTTAGCCTTTGTATTAACTGCTGGACGGCTAGGATTAGCAGCAGATTCATTTACAGTACCCTTCAGTACAGACTTGTGGTACTTGCTGAAATCATCTTTTAGCTTCTCAGTAGGAGTAGCAGCTAGTAGAGATTCCATAATTTGTTTTTGTTGATTAGTAAGAGGCTTAGTTAGTTCAGAGATGATAGCAGAACGAGCCTGAGTATCTTCCATTACACGAACTTTACGTTTAGCAGCTACAGCTTCATCTCTTGCTTCTTTTAGAGCAAGTTTAGCAGCGATTGCTTCTTCTTCAGCTTCTTTAACTGACTCATTCAACTCACGCAAAATAGAACTTTCGTTATATTGTTTTGAGTAGAACTCATTAGCAAATGCTTCAAAGATCTTACGACCAAACATGTTTTGTTTAGCTTCAACTAGTTCACCTTTAAGAGCTTGTAGGTTCTTAGCGGTAGTTTCGGTAATATAGGATGCAGCGGATTCCGCAGTACGCTTAATGAAGTTCTCACGAGCTTCAGCGATTTGCTTAGAACCTTCAGCAATTAGTTTTACACGAGATTCGACTAATTGACGTTTTTCATCATGGAAGTCTTTAAGTTCTTCAGCCATAATATGGTTACTGAATTGCATGAACTTGCCAAGGCTTTCATTGATGTGTTTGCGTTCTTTACGCATTGATTTAACTTCTTCAGCTAGTACTGTGTTAGCGAAATCTGAGAAATTACCTAGTGTTTTACGTAGCTTAACACGGTCTTCAACTAGCTTACGCTTTTCAGCATAAACATCTGCCATTTGTTCGCTGATTACTTCAGCCATCATTTGGTCTAGACCTTCAGTTAGTTTTGCTAAGTCTTCTTGGTAACGTTCTTTCATTTCTTCACGCATTTCAGCAGCTACATTAGCTTTTTCTTCATTCCATGCTTCCTGAATTAGCTTTTTAGCTTCGTCAGAAAGAGATGATTCGTTTAGAAACTTATCCAATTTTGACATTCGTTTTCTCCTTTAAAGTACTGAGATAATATCTTGTACTCTTGATGTACAGATATTTATAAATTTATTTTATTAAGCTTTTAAATTCTTAAAAAATTGATGAATTTCATCATCAATCGAGTTATTACGACCTTTTTGTGACTCAAATACACGATTTGTGCCAGCTACAGGTGCTCCGTACTTACTATTCAGAGATTCGAATACCGCTTTTGGATACGCATCTGGAGCACTTGGTTGTGCTACAATATCAATAGTTACGATTTCGAAATCAGATACAATACCGTTATGGTCAACGTTGCCTGAACCACGAGAACTTACACCAAGCTTAACACCACTTTCAATCATAGTACGAATATCCTTACCATGAGTAGTATCAAGCAACATAATGGTAGCCATACCATTTGGGCCTTCCATCCAAACCTGAGTAATCATTCCAACTACACGGTCCAAATTTACAGTTAAAGTTTCAGGGTGATCACATTCACAAAGAATGCTTTCTCCACGTGCGATACGTTCTGCCATATTCTTAACAGCATTCGCAATTTCAGCGAACGGATATACACGTTCATTTAAGTTACGTTGATCTGCTTGAATTGCTATCCCTTTAAGATAGCAATTCTTACGACCAGTCATCTGATCTTCTTTGTACTCTAAAACTATTTTAGAATCATTGAATGAAGACCATTCACGAATCATATTACTCATTTATGATCTTCCTTCTCTAATTATTTTTGTTTTGGTAGTACTGACTTAGATTTTTCAGCAGTGTTGGTTGGAGTTTTAGCAGGTTTCATAACGTGTTTACCGTTATCCATCACGTTGTTATTATCTTCAACTTTAACGCTCATAGCATCTGAGTTTTCGAATTTGTCATCAGTCGCATCTACAGTACCATCTTTGATAGTAACTGGTTTAACGCCGTCTACTGGAGACTTAGCATTTTTAGCAACTACAGACTTCTTGTTAACGCCAGCTTTTTCTGATTTCTCAGGAGCCGCAACAGATTTCATCTGGAAAGATTCACCCATTTTTTCGTCACCGAAATCAACGTCACCAAATTCGCCTTCGTCGCCTTCACCTTCACCGGAGAACTCGTCGTCGTCAAAATCAGCATCGCCACCTTCGATTTCATCGAACATACGTTCTAGAGCATCGAAAGCATCTTTGATTTCTTCCCATTGATCAGCATCTGGAGCAGAACCGGAAACTTCTACAGAACCTTCACCGTCGCCATCAGCACTAAAATCAGCAGAACCATTTTCACCAGATACAAATACATCAGCATCAGGAGATTCGTCATCAGCTTCGTTGAATAGACCTTCTTCTAGATCTTCTTCTTCATTTAGCTTATAACCAACGTCTTCTTCCATGTCGTCTGCTTCACCAGTGTCAACATCTTCACACATTTCTTCTTCTTCAGAATCCATTTCTTCAGAAAGTTTTTTATTAATTTCTTGTGCGGTTTCAACAAAGTACTTACGCATCTTACGGTCAGCTACTTCACTGTCGCCATTCGCAAAAGCTTGGATAGCTTCTTGCAATAGTTTAATATTTGCCATTATATCCTCCAAAAGATATACAAAAATTTATTTTGGTATGTCCTTATTTATAGCCTTAAAAAATACCATTTTCAAAAAAGCTTAAAAACGGTACTTTTTGCCATAAATTACATCATCCCACCACCAGATTGATCATCAGAAGGTGCAGCGGCATAAACCACTGCTACCACTGCGTCACGTTTAGCAGCTTCGTTCTTTTTAAATTCCCTGTACTTTCTCAAGTTGTTGAGAATTTGTAATGTCAATTTAGGTTTACGAGTATCGGTAATTTTATATACGGTCTGATCATCTTCAGGGTCGTACATAGAATCATCTTTAGCTTCAAAAATTTCGTCCAACATAACCTATATCCTTAATTATTTTAATCGTTCATATGAACGAATCATAACTATTTATTACTGTTAAAATGAATTACCTAAACTATTTGGGTCGAAACCACCATCTCCTTGAGAATCTTGATATTCAGAATCGGCACTATCTAAATTACCTTCATCATCAATACCTAAATCTTGTTCAGGATTATTTGGGGATTCAATACCAACTGATTGTAATCCAGCGTCAGCACCAGGTGCTTCTGGACCACCAGAATTAGCCGCTTCAGGATTTTCCTGTAGCCATAGTTGTTCATTCTCAACAATTTCGTCTTGCTCGAAGCCCATCTTTTTCATAATGAACTGTTTAGAGAAGTACTTGAGATCATTCAAAGGCATATATGTTTGAATCAATTTAGCATCCATTTCAGCTTTACGGTTCGCCGCAAAGTTCATCGGTGGATTAAATGTGACTTCAAAAGAAGATGCACTGATGTTATATCCATTTTTTAGCATATAACGTTTGAATTCGTCATCGAAAATTCTAGAAATAATACGTTGATAACGCATACATTCGTTATTAAAACGCAATTCACTAGCCATCGCTTGAGTAGCACCATCACCGAACAAAGCAACACCACCATCATCTGGACCCATAGGTAGATATGACGCTGGAATCTGTAGACCACGAATCAATTTGTTATTGAAGTAACGTAAGTCATCAATTTGTCCTAGATTATCACCACCAGGTAAAGTTTCTACTGAAGAACCACGCCCTTCCGCTGTTTGAGGGAAGAAATAGTCTTCAAGAATACTTAGTGGATTATATGCTGCATCCATTAATGAAGTGCTCCCACCTTTATTGGATGGAATACGTCTTTGGTGAATGTCGTTCTTTACTCTTTCAACAAATGCCATTGCCTGATGCGGTTGCATATCACCAACGTCTATTTTAAAGACGCGACGTTCAGGAGCACGTTGAACACGATAGATAATAATACTATCTTCTAGAAGTTCTTTTTGTTTGTATACTTTGAAAATGTTTTCAAGAATACTAGTACCGAAAGGCCAGAAAGGATCTTGTCCGGTATTTAGTGATAAGTGAATTACGTGTTCTGCCGCAACTGGAAGAACATCTAACTGTCCACCAGTACCGAATTGTCCTGAACTATCAGAACCAGAACCACCAGCACTACCTAAAGAACCATATTGGTTTCCAGAACTTGCTAAAGAGTTCGGTAAGGTTCCTGGATACGCTTGTTTATCAAAGCCTATTTGTAAATTACTCATTACTTTGTCGTGTAAGTTCAAATGAACATCACGCATAAAGTAAACGATTGGTGTTTTACCAGTTGCGTTGTTTACCAGTACTTTATCAACGTTCATTGGGTTTACCCAATACCAAACGAAGGTTTCTGGATCACGAATGAAGAACTGATCACCGTATTTTAGAATTCCACGAATAATATCGTAGATTCTCATTTTGAATTCGTTTAAATCCGACCAAGATTCAAGGCGATCTTCTAAAGTAGTAACTTCAGTGTCGCCCATTGTGTCTTTATACTGAATTTGGAATGGTAGACCGAAATCTTTAGTACTTTGAGTACAGAAATCCGCAATAATGTTTAAAGCGGTTCGAATTTCAGGGTCTTGATCCATTTGATCGTATTGACGATAACGGTCAACACGGTTTGATAGGCCAGTATATACAGCAGGTAGGTAAGAAGAAAAATTCGTCTTAGACCCACCTGGCTGAGTCATAGCATTTTGTTGTGGAACGGTCGATAATTTAGATCGTCCAAGTGTCATATGTCGTTGCCAACTCATATTTTATATAACTCCATTTATACATTTCGCGGTGGTTCAGTATTTTCAGCAATCTGACGCAAAATAAGAGCAGTTTGACTAGCATTCGAATTTTGTGATTGTATACTATTTAGTATCTCATTTAATACCTTATTCATGTCTTCTTGACCGTTCGAAGCCGTTTGTTGCTCAGTAATTGGTGAAGATTGGTCAGCTTGTTCGACCTTGACAGGTTTAGTTATTTCAGTTTTTGCTGTTACAGTCTGATTTCCCACGTTTGTTGGTTGTGATGCTGTTGGAGGTGCGGCTGGGCTTGGTTTTGGAGGTTCAGTTTTGGTTTCTTCTGGTTCATCAGAATTATTCCACCATCCTTTTACCCTATCCCACATTCCAGTTAACTTACTCTTTAAAGAATTAAACGCATCAAGGAATTTAGTCTTCACATCATCGAAATTAATACTCAGATTTCCTATATTAGTGAAAACACCAACAACATCTGAGAAAATTTTCTTGATTGAACCCATCATTTCTTTACCAGCTTGATCTATTTCACCTTCTGAACCAGTGAACATTTCCCAAATCAGTTTACCAATACGAATAGGTATCTGTACTAAGTCTCCACCTAAATTAGTGAACGCATCTGATACACCTTTCCAAGAATCACCAAAAATCATTTCCATTAATTTACCAGGTAATGATGCTAACATTCCAAATGGACCAAGCATACCTGAATTAAACTTAGTAAACGCATCAGTAGCTAGTTTAGACATGAAA